ATATATATATCTATATATAATGACTTCTAATCCGTCTATTAGAACAGCATTAATTAAACAATTAGATGCTTCTTCACCAGTACAATATTCAACAGATAACACAAATTGGATTGACATAACAACTTGGCCATTTACTATTGGAAACATTTTACCTGATAACACAAAGTTGAAAATTAAATTTACTACCAATATTACTCTTCCTGTCGGAATAACCGAATATTTTGTATTGAAATCAAATAATATAATAATTGATGGCAACACTAAAACAATTACAGTAAATGACTGTCTCGACTTTCCCGGTTTAATAACAAACGGAACCGCCAGTGAAAATGGTTATAATAATATAACTGTTAAGAATATAATTGTTGTTTCAACTGGAACTACTAATTTATTAGCAGGAAATGGTTGGATATGTAGACAATATTTTGGAAAAGGGACTACTGGAAATATTATACAAAATTGCTCTAGCAATGGAATTATACCAGCAGACTCAGGAGGAATTACTGGACAATATACCGCAATTAATTCAACCAATTTTACCATTACAGGTTGTTCTGCGACTGGTAGTATTTCAAATGCGGATAATGGTGCTAGAGCTGGAGGTATAGTAGGTCCGTTAAGCGGTACATCTGCTACGTCTTTTACAATTACAAGTTGTATATATAGTGGTGACATAAATGGCAATTTTAGTGGCGGAATTATTGGGGCTTCGTCAAGCAAAGTGTCGATTAGTTATTGTTCTAGTAGTGGAATAATTAAAGGCGGCGGAATAGCCGGTGAATATACAGGTATTTCAGGATTAGTAAACATTAGTGATTGTTTTAGCAGAGGGGATATTGGTAGTATTATAGGTGAGGAAAATGGAGGGTCTGCTGGAGGCATTGTTGCTGCCTATGCTGGATATGTAAACATCACTAGGTGTTATAGTATTGGATTAATTGGTGGAGCTGAAAAAAATGATGCTGGAGGTATTGTTGGTGCTTTTGGTGGTGGTGGTGTTCCTGGTGGTACTGTTAATGTAGACGCGTGTTTTAGCGTTGGTGATATTTCTAAAAATTGTGGCGGTATAGTGGGTAAGTATTTTGGGTATAATTCATATAACCGTTGTAATGTATTTAATTGTTATACATTAGGTGATATTGGTGATAATGCTGGTGGGATTGCTGGACCTGAATGGGCCGCAGGTGTTACATTGGCAACTTGCTATATCTCTAAATGTTATTCATTGGGACTATTAAACTACAATTCATCCGGAGGAATCATTGCCCCTACAACAGTTACATATCCTACTGATAAACATACTGTACAAATATCCGAGTGTTTTAATGGGTTTACTGATACTCTTATAACTAATAGCATCGTTGGATTGGGATATCAAGGAATGTCAGGACAAACATTTTTACCAGAAATACCAAAATCTACATTTCCTTCAAAACAGAGGGCTACGAGACCCTCCGGTGCTGTTATAGAGTATACTACTATTGAAGAAAAAACTTATTCAGACATGAATAGTGAAGCAGCAAATAGTAAAGCTGAAATGGATAGAGATAAGGCTAGAGATAACACGTATAATCCAACCTTCTATAAGTTACAGTCATCTACAAACAGTAAGACTGCAATAAGACTAGTAAATGGATATTACAAGCTTCACCCTGATATTATAAAAAAATCTCCATTTACTAAAATTAATTTGTTAGGGTCAGTTGTCTCAGATTTTTTGTTAGATGGGGGGTTAACTCCAAAAGATCTATTGGATTATAATATTTATTTAAACTCTACACTGTCTGAATTCAACAAAACAAGTATTGGACTGAGCGATTTGTTTACAGCAAATTATGATTTACCCACTATTTGTAAAATTGGTTATAATGTTACCAGTGTATTGACAGTAAGACCAAACACAACATTTAAAGATTTAACATCTGCTAAATTTAATTTTAAAACAAGTACAAAGCCCGGTTCACAATTAACATACACGATTGACGATCTAATTGCTCCTTCAGTAACGCCAGCTCTAACTGTATTAGATATTACAACCTCTGGATTTCTTGTTGTTGATATTCGAAAACGAACTGACGCAATGTTTTCTCTAGCTAATATGAGAGATAGTAATGTCCCTGCTAATTATTTATTAGGACCAGGTGGATATACTTCAAATACACTCAAACTAAACGGGTTTAATGTGGAGCATTTTCGTATAGGTGGTTTTAAACCAAAACAACTCCTTGATTTGGGTTTTAAACCAGATGAATTTCAATGTTCTAAATTCAAAATAACTGATTTTAATTTTACTAGTAAAGATAGATATGGAAATACTGTTTCACTTTTTCACCCATCACAACTTATAAACAATGGATTCAATCGAAATGATGTGATTGACTTGACTACAATTGAGGTAAGCGTCGAAACAAAAACAGAGGAATATATTAAGCAAAACTTGCCTATTAACCAAATAATAAAAAAAATAACACCTTATTTTATGACAACAAATATTATAAACATGCGAAAATATGAGTTAGATCAGACTACCTATCCTAATTACCCAAATTATGCTCCAATTGAGTTTCTTAAAAGTGGTTGGACAAAGTATCAGGTTGGAAAAATGAACTTCACTGCTAGAGCATTGCTGAATACTAATATATTTTCCTTATCTGAATTGAAAACTCTCGGTTACCCCGATAGTGAAATATTAGGTTCTGGACACCCACTGGCAACTCAATCGAATCTTAACCAAGCGGTAGTTTTAACAAATATTAATCCTCCTGTTATAGAACACGTTATTACAAGCGATACAACCTTATATGTGTACTTTACTAATAGATATGCCACAACAGTTAAAGATTTCTATGCGCTTGCTTATAGTCTTGATATAGATGGTGAAAATATGACTCTTGATTATAACATAAATAGTCCTTTAATAGTTAAAGATGTAGATTTTTCTAGAGATAATTATCTTTACTTAGCATTTTATAATGGAAGATATAGTGCAGTAAACAGTATTAGTGTGGCAAAATATACAAAACCTGTAGAAGTAAAGATAAAGCCCAATGGATTAAAAATAGCAATTGGTATTGCTAAAGCAATATCAGCGATTATCATAGTAGCATCAACCGGACCGGCAGTTTTAGGAATAGGGTTAATAAATTCAGCAGGATCAGATATAGTTGGTGGGTCCAATCTGAAAATAACGAATCGTGGTATAGAATCTAGAACATATTGGTCCGAAGGAAGATGGACATATTTTCCCGCTAGACCAGCAAAAGTAGATAAAACCAGTATTTCCAATTATCCTGGAGGGATGGATAATTTATATGATGTACTTGAATCTCAAGTAAAAGGCTACAAAACAATTGTTACTAGACCTGTTACATATGGTTCTGACTATGCTTTATTAAAAAATGATGCTTTTCTTACTAGTGTTCCTACTATTATTAAAATAGATGGTCAAATTGGAACATGTCAAGTATATTTTACCAATAATATAAAAAATAATGAAACATTTGATGACATTTATTATAGTTTAGATGACGGCAAAAATTGGCAACCATGTGGAAACACACCACAAAAAACAAGTCCTGTGACAATTAGTGGTGATTTTATATACTTTAATGCCGATGTGTCAATATGTATTCGATATTATTCAAAAAAGGATGTTCAAAATGACAATTCTCGATTCAATTTTTTTGCCATGAATTATGTATACAGTGAACCAACAACAAGCAATGATATAACATTTCCTGTAAAATTAGGAAGGTTTAGTGATGCATCAAATATAGTAGAAATGATAGGTAAATTTCCTCCTTTAAGACCAACCGTCCACTATGTAAGATATCAACCTAAATTGGGTCCTTGGATTCGAGTTTATTTTAGTCAACTGTATAATTCTACTGGACATATTAAAGACTATGAGTGGTCTAAGGATAAAGGGAGCACATGGACCGCAGCCGGTCTAAACATGACTGTGCCGCCGACAGCGTTGAATATTAAAGCATTGGGACTAGAAATAAACAATCGCGTACCTATAGATCCTGTTTATTACATAGATATAAAGGTAGGCAACAAATCACCTAGTTATAAAATTTGGATTAGGGCTGTGAATACTAATGATTTTAGAAGTTATACAAGTATTACAAGTGATGATCTAGAGAGTAACTTAACAGGACCACGTGAGACAGGAAAAACCACAAACAACACAACTCTCTCTGCATGGTGGAATGTACCAAGACCAGGAGTTTTCAATGAATACATAAACAAAGGTGGGTGGACAGACGGTCCTCCTATCGACAACACGAAACCCCCACCATCTTACCCTCCCTCAAACGAGCCTGAATTCCCAACAAGCGCATAAGTGACTATCGTCTAAAGTTTACTACTTTCTAATAAAAACATCATTTTTTCCATCATAATGACAACTTTATCTATTTTATTATTTAGTTCACCTAGTTTAGCATCAGTGGTTGTTAATGGCGTTATACTTTGTACTGGAGTCGTTTTTTTTAATTTATTGAATATATTAGACGTGTCTGTTTTCTCAATTTTGGATGTGTCTCTAAGATTTATACTTTCATAATCATCTACATGTAATGTTACGTTATCATCAAATGATACTGTTTTTTCTGTTTTTTTTAAAACATTTGTATTTGTATTTGTATTTGTATTGGTATTTGTATTTGTATTTGTATTTGTGCCTTGTATTTGTTCTATATCAAACTTCCGCTTTGCCATTGTCTCGGCAATGAGCGCCTCCATTTCCATAATCTTCATTTCAGGCTCCACCTTGTCTGAGAAATCAACCGGTTGCGGCTTCTTCAGATTGATTGAACTCTCAAATTCATTACGTTTGTCAGCTACTTGCTTTTCAAAATCCGTTTGCCTTGCGTTATGTATATCTTCCACCTTGTAAGGCTCACTGATTATTTCCTCGCTAATATTTATTAGTTTCATTTGCTGCTCCTGTTTCAAATTTGGAAACAACTGATTGACGGCGATTAGAACCTGATTTAAAAACAATTTGTTCATGTTCATTAATCCAGCATTTGGATTTGCTCTTGTTGTAAAAAGACTAATATTTCCGTCGAATACGGTTTTGATGTTTTGAACAACTGTTGATGAATTGGGATTTATATGAAGCTCATCTAACAAAACCTCCCATAACATGATTATATTTTTGGTATTTAAAAAGTTCTTTATATTTGGTGACAAGTTTGTTGTATTTGTTGTATTTGTTGTATTTATATTTGATGTATTCATTGTTTGCTCGTGTTTATTTATAAATAATAACCTAGTGTTTTTATGTTATTATTTGTTAGTTTATATTTACCTTATATTTAACTTTTATATAAAGGTGTTATAAAGGTTCATCATTGTAGTATATTTTTCTGAATTGCTGCACATAGGTATCCTTTATAACATGAGTTTTTAAATAATGCTCCGTCACTTTGTCTTCAAGCATATGTATTATAAAATATATTGAATATACACCACACTCGGAATCCTTATATTGGTGCTCTAATGGATAATTCTGGTCAAATTTGAAGTTGATTTTCTCAGGCAAATTGCGGCCTTGTTTTGTCACAGTCTTGACAAATTTCATTACTTGTTTTGGCGCCTTATCGCCCGCGCTGTCGAAAAAGAATATGGTGCCTTTTTTAATATTTATAAACAATGATATCCAATGTTCGCCGCCCTTGGTATGCGGGTCCGTATTAAAGACGACACCAATTTTATTCTTTCCGTTTTTGATTTGTTCGGCTAAATCGAAATGACACAACTCCTCCCAAACGCATTCGCCGTATAATTTATGGGTGTCATAGTCAATTGGGGATGGTCCTAGAAATTCAAAACATTTGTATGATTTTTCGTATTGGTTCATTACTTCGATAATATCGATGCTGGATAGCCACTCTCTCGGGTTCTTTTTCCATTCAATTGGTGAAACGGGGGCAAACGCATCGAGCAGTTCTTTTTCCATTTTGGTGCCCTTTGTCATCTGTCGCACCCAACACGATTCCTTATTACATATTTTGACATAATAGTTTTTCAACATTGCCCATATTTCTTTTGAGTCATTTGTTGTAATCTTTTTATCAGGGTGTCTAGCGTTCCACATATCACGCAACTTTTGTAGGTCAGTGTCGGTATAACATGTGTATTCTTTGACTTCGTTTTTATCTTTAGGGCTACAATTTAGTTTTTTAAATTGCTTTTCATTATCTTCTTTTTCTAAGGTTTTGTTAGTATGTTTCATTTTTACTCTTAGTTTTTTGGTTTTATTTATTTTGCTAGTCTTATGTTGTCCTTTATTATTATGTTTATTCTTTTGTCTTTTTGTTTTTATCATTTGTTTTGTCTTCATATAATCTATTAATATTTTTCTTTTCTGTATTTTTATAATTGGTTGGCGATTCAATGACAACATCTTTTTCATTATCATTTTTTTTATCCTTGTGTCTGGGTATAATTTGGTTTTGTTTGTATGTTTGACGCACTTTGCTAAACCAATCCAGTGGCAAATGCTGAATATCATCTACGCCTTTGGACTTTGTATTCGCGAATTTCTTATACCTTGTTTCCATTTTAGGTTCAATTTGCGTTTCAAAAATTGACCCTTTATTTGTATTACTTAATTTGGTGTCTTCGTCGTCTTCTTCCGTTTCACTAGAGCTTGCGACTGTTGCGTCTTCGTCTTCTTCCGTTTCACTAGAGCTTGCGACTGTTGCGTCGTCTTCTTCCGTTTCACTAGAGCTTGCGACTGTTGCGTCGTCTTCTTCTTCCGTTTCACTAGAGCTTGCGACTGTTGCGTCGTCGTCTTCTTTATCAGCTTCTATAAATTCTGTGTTGCTGGACTCCTTCATTTTCAGATAATAGATACTCTTATCAACAAAATATGTATAACTATGTTTGACATCTTCTAACAAATCATCGGGTAATTCGTCATTTATCATTTTAAAAAACAGGTCCACAACTTGGTCTTTATAAATTTCCATATCTGTCTTCATTTTGTCCTCCTCCTTTTGCTTAATCTTTTTATTCAGCTTTTGTAATTGTTGTTTACTTATTAAGAAATTCAGTGTGATTTGATTTACTAAATCGTCTGACATTTTATGAATATAATAAATGATAATAGAATATAATTTGTTATAAAATGTATTTGGTTGTAATAAAATATAATAAATTATAATAGATTGTTTATAAAATTATAATTTATATATTAGTAGGTTTCGTCAAATCCTTCACTTGTTGTCTTGTGGCGTTATTAAATAGTCCATATCCGATTACATCAGGATTAGGATTAGGATTAAATGAATTAAACTGTTCATTTTTAAACAAGTCAGGAAAGGGTTGCGCAATTGAATTATTTTGTTGCCAGCCATACTTATATAAATCACTGTTACTACTGGGCACATAAAATGCCTGACTACATTCTTGTAAAGCATTTGTTTGACCCCTTAAATCAGATTCCTTATTTACATTTGATGCGAACCCAGACCATGGAGCCAAATCGTTGCCGGGATTGAATGTATTTCTAGTATTAAATGTGGCTTGCTGCTTTAATGGCGTCTGAATAGGGGTTCTTAAGTCGATAATTGGCATCAGTGCGTATTTGGTTGAAACCGACCGTGCATCTAAATAGGGTTGTAATTGACTGCTGGGAATGTTGCGACTATAAGCACGACTATTCATTGTACTAGCTTTTTGAGAAGATGTCTGGTCATTGTATTCAAATGCGTTCATTATTATAATATCATAACAAAATAAATATATAATATTTATTAAAATGTATTAGATACAATTGTCTTAATTGTATTAATAATGTGTGGAATTTTTGCTTTATTAAATTATAAAAATGAAGAGGAGCCTAATCCAGATGGAAGCGCAACTAGTGAAAAGAAGCCCGTAAATAAAAACACTGACCAAGAATTCATCAAGGCGCAGTTTGAAAAGGGTCAGCACAGAGGACCCGAATTCTCTGAAATATTGCTACACGAGGAAGAGAAGTATATTCAAGGCTTTCATCGACTGGCAATTAACGGCCTAACCAGTTTATCCAATCAGCCGCTAAATATATGGAATTGTAGTTTAATATGTAACGGAGAAATCTATAATTACAAGAAATTATATGAGCTAATGAAAATCGTGCCTAAAACTGAATCAGACTGCGAAGTCATTGTTTACTTATACAGAAAATATGGGATTGAGCACGCAATTAAAATGTTGGACGGTGTCTTCTCCTTTATATTATACGACTACGAGTATAATACTATTTTTGTTGCTAGAGACCCCTATGGTGTAAGACCGTTGTATTATTTTACTTCAAGAGATGATAGCGGTGTGATTGGTTACGCATCCGAACTCAAAATGCTCTGTGAAATGGCGAATGTTGAAGAACAACCCGTCATGTATTTTCCAACGGGGTCATATGTTCAGCACGTTTTAATTGATGGTAACTGGATAATGTGTCCACATATCAAATATCATATTCCGTCTTTTGCGTATTCGTATCCTCAGGCTCTATATGATCTCCAACAAAAAACACGTGAAACAATATTCCAATATTATATTGCCGGAATTCATGACAAATTGGAATCCGCGGTTAAGAAGCGGTATTTAAATACCGAAAGACCGATTGCTTGTTTGCTATCTGGTGGACTAGACAGCAGTTTAATTACCGCGTTGGTTCAGAAAATTCATAGCAGAAATATTCCCAAGGGATACACGAGACCCAAGGTGAATTTAGAAACATATAGTATTGGATTACCTGACTCGGAAGACCTGGCTTATGCGCGCATGGTGGCAAATTATATAAAGTCGAACCACACTGAAATCACGGTGAGCGAGGATGTGATGATTGATGTTATTCCCGAGGTAATCAAGGCAATCGAGAGTTACGATGTGACGACTATAAGAGCCAGTCTTGGCAACTATTTACTAGGGAAATTCATATCTAGAAACAGTAACGCGAAGGTGATTTTTAATGGTGACGGGTCCGATGAGGTGTGTGGTGGCTATTTGTATATGAACAAGTGTCCTGACTCAATCGAGTTCGATAGAGAGACCCATCGTTTGTTACGAGATATCTATATGTATGATGTGTTGCGTTCAGACAAGAGTATTTCGTCGAATGGTCTAGAGCCTAGGACGCCATTTTTAGATAAAGAGTTTGTGAATTTCTATTTGTCGATCCCTGTGGAATTCCGTAATCACAATGTCACTGGAACAATGGAGAAATTTTTACTAAGAAGTGCTTTTCAGAAGGACAAATTGCTGCCAGATGAGATCCTTTGGCGCAAGAAGGAGGCGTTTAGTGACGGGGTGAGCACCAAGAGCAGGTCATTATTTACTGTCTTACAAGAGAGTATTGTGAAAACTTTTATGGTAGATAGTAATTTAAGTCCTAGAGAGAAGGAGAAGCTGTATTATAAGCATATTTTTGACAAGGAGTTTCCTAATCAGTCGCATATAATGTCTTACTATTGGATGCCAAAGTATGTGTCGGCGAAGGATCCGAGTGCCCGAACATTGGCGATTTATGATGATGAAAATGCGACTGATGTTGACATGGTTGATAGTGATAATGAAGAGGAAGAGGAAAAGGAAAAGGAAACGATCGATATAAGCGTTATTGATAAAGAGATAAAAGAAGAGAAAAATGAAGAAGTCAAAGTAGAAGAAAAGAAGAAGAAAGTATATAAGAAAAAGGAGAAGCCTGAGAAACCTGAGAAAAAAGAGAAACCTGAGAAAAAGGAGAAACCTGAGAAAAAGGAGAAACCTGAGAAAAAGGAGAAGCCTGAGAAAAAAGAGAAACCTGAGAAAAAGGAGAAGCCTGAGAAAAAAGAGAAACCTGAGAAAGCTTAAATAAATAAAATAAAATAATATATAATATATTTGATTATATTATATAAAACAAAATGAATTTGTATCTAATCCAGAAGCATGGATTTTCTGTTATTATATATCTAACATGGGTTCTGTATTTTGCGATTTTATTAGGTCTGTCAGCAAACGCACCACAATATTTAGATGACCTACAATATTACGTCAAAATGTATGTCAGTTTGTTTTTAATTGTACGATTTAATCCATTTACTCGCGTTCGTTTTAATGAATTGGACGGTAAAATCGCATTTAGCGCGGGTGTGTTTTTAATAACAACTACGGCAATAAATGGGTTATTAGAAATGTATTTAGATAAACTGAAGGGGGTATTAGGTATGTTTCAATTATAGACGCTTATTTTTTACAGTTTTTATTATAGGTTTTTTTATAGGTTTTCTATTCTTAACCGTTTTATTACTATTGGCATTTGTATTCCGATTGAAAAACGTGTGTAAATGATGGAGTATTTTTTTGGACAACATTGCGTCAATTTCGTGTTCTAAAGGCGGCTTCTCTACATACGTGTGGTTGTACCGCTTCATCCCGGTAATAATTGCCTCCTTCATTGATGTAGGTGTGTTTTTTGGAAGCAAGCCGCTGCCAATAAATCGGTCCACAATGGTGTCAAATGGCAGGTCATATGTATACGGTTTGATATGTATATAATATATATTATCGTTGGTCATACCGGGGTGAAATACATCATCAATAAAGCAAATTTGTGTGGTTTCAGGGATTTTAGTACAACTAATGAAATCCTTATGTGTTTTCATGTGAGTGGTTCGACATAACTCAACTTGTTTCCCATTGACCTTGAATGCGCCAATGATTTGGTCGAATAATACAAAGTTAAGTTTGTCTTCAAAATAGCCTTTGATTTGCTGAGCCCATTCAGGCGGACCTTGGTTGTTAGTATAAATCATTAATTTGTGACAATGTTGGTCCTGTTTTTGTTTTTTTAGATATTTTAATATGTTTAAAATATTTGGACGTGTGAACTCGGGATATAAATCCAATAATTTATTGAATAGGCTTTGGTCAAATACTATCTTTTTATTTGTATTTGTATTTTCTTCCTTTTTATAATACTGCTTCAATGTGTCCCAAAACATACCAAACTCTACAAAATACCCTAGAGTTTCGTCTAAATCAAATACTACTATTTTAGAACTGCAATTCATATAATAACATATATTATATTGTATGATATTATAAAACAAAAAATAAAATATTGTAAATAAATATAGACACGTATGTCTACTGAATTAACTAATAAAGATTATGCCAGTATCTTAAACTTTTATAAAATGAAAATCCCCAAATCGAAACGGCTTTTGAAGAAACAGGCAGAACAGATTATGTCTGAAAAACTTTGTAGATGTATTAAGAAGGTTGATGTTAAGAATGAGGCTAAATCAATTGGCATCTGTACTAAGACAATATTTGTTAACAAGGGTTACACTCGCGGTAAATTTACTTGTAAAAAAAATCGGACAGTTAAGTTTAGAAGAAGATAAAATAATATTTGTTTATATAATTTATATAATGTTTGGAAAAACGAATTTGTTTATGCCTGTTAAAAAAACGGTTGCTAAGCCTCCTGTTCCTGTTCCTAGACCACAGGTCAAAGTTAATGTTCCTGTTCCTAGACCACAGGTCAAAGTTAATGAAGATGGTTCAATTCATATGTTACTAATTGAAGCCGACAATGCGCGTAATCTAGGTGGTTCTTGTTTAAGAGATATAGTAAATATTGACTATTATACGAATGAATTTTCTAAACAACATAACATCAAAAGGGGGCAAACATTTGTTCTATCTATAGACAACGACATAAAAATACAATCCAAATTCACTACTAAAAATATTGTATTTGATAAATTAAATAATTATAAAACCGCTTTTACTACGTTTACAAATAATGTGTTGCCAAATGATTATGTTATAATACTTATATCGGGTCATGGATATCAGCGTGCTTCAAAAACATCCGAAGAAACAGACCGTTTAGATGAATATATTGCTTATAATGGTGGTATTATTTTGGATAATGAAATAAACACATTATTGGTTTCTAAATTGGGGAAAAGCAAACGTGCTGTTTGTTTAGGAGATACTTGTCACTCTGGAACATTATTTGATATTAATGGGTCTACACCAAATGTATATTCGTTGAGTGCGTGTTTAGACAATCAATTGGATTCTTGTGATATTGGTTATAATGCCGGATTTGGCGGTGCATTAACGGTTCATTTATTAGATATTGAGAATTCTATAAAAACAATGCTGCTTGGTAGCAATGATGACATAAATAAAATGGTTTCTAAATTATCTATAAAATTACAGTTGTTAAATCAGAAACCTTTACTCTGTGGATTGTAAAATCTAAATCTAAATCTAAATCTAAATATAATTTTAACTTCTAAATATAAAATGAATACTTTACACCATTTCTCATTCACTATGCCCATTTCAGGGTCAGAAATGACTGGTTTAGAACCTTCGATGCGAAAAGGTGTAAAAAACAGTTACGATATTATTATTATTGGGTCCGGAATTGCCGGCTTATATAGCGCTTACAACATTCAAAAACTTGCGCCCAATAAGACCTTTCTGGTTTTAGAAAAATACAAGAAGAATTGGATTGGTGGGCGACTAAACAATGAGGAATTTTATGGCACCACTGTGGTTACGGGCGCCGGAATTGGTCGCAAAGATAAGGACCATTTGCTACAGGCGCTGCTAAAAGAGCTACATATTGAATATACTGATTTCAAATTGGACGTCAATTATGCCTTAGTTGATGGCGACCCTGTTGATGTGAATAAGATTTTCCAAATGTTAAAAAAACAGTATTTACAAAGTAAGAATGAAACATATAATGATGGATCAAGTATTAAAAAAAAAACATTTAAACAATTTGCCAAACCTCTACTGGGTTCGAAATTATATCAACGCTTTATTGAAACTATAGGATATACTGATTATGAAAACGAGGACGTATCACAGACGCTATATAAATATGGGATGGATGATAATACGGGTGGCCTAAATGGTCTATATATTCCATGGAAACAATTAATCCAAACACTGGTTCACAAAATTGGCACGCAATTTGTAAGGGCATCTAACAATGTTACGAGTATTCAACCAAATAGTAGAAATGATACTACAAGTGTGACTTGTAAGAAATACATATTAGAAACTGACAAAGGTGTAATATATTACTGTGACAAGGTTATAATAGCTACTACAATTACGGGTATACAAAAGCTGCTGCCTCAATTACTAAATAAGACACAATATAGCCTGTATAATTATATAAAGGGGCAGCCATTTTTGCGACTATATGCCAAATTTCCCAAGGCATCCGCCGATATTATGCGGCAATATGTTCCAACGTATACCATTGTGTCTGGACCATTACAGAAAATAATACCCATGTCTAAGGAAAAGGGGGTCTATATGATTGCTTATTCGGATAACGAAAATGCTGAAGTTTTGAAAGGCCATTTAGAGAATACTGCGAAAAATCGCTTGTTTTTTGCGAAGTTGTTAGAAGATACGCTAAAAATTCCTCCGAATACATTACAAATTACGGCATTGCTTGATTTTTATTGGCCGATTGGCACACATTATTACAGTCCGTTACCGAAAGGATTGACGGCAAATGAATATATACACGATGTTCAACATCCTTTACCTGATATATTGGTTGTTGGCGAGGTTGTTGCTGCGAACCAAGGGTGGGTCGAGGGCGCGCTAGATAGTGTTGCTAAAGCGTTAACAAAAAAATGGCTTTGTAAATAAATAGTAAATAGTAATAGTAATTTTTTTATAATTTATAAAAAATTATAAAAAATTATATAAAAGGTTTAACGACCAAACCATTGACTTCGACCTCTGAATTCGCCAAAACTTAGACCTAACACATTGAAGTAAAATGCCTGGGTTGAGTAACCAAGAGATGTGTAGTATTTATACATACGCATAGTCGAACCAGCACCCGAGCTTGATCCATTCGCAATTAATGAGCCGATTGTTTTGCTTCCATTCGCGCCCGATATTCTTAAAGTTCTTAAACTGCCTGTGCCGCCCATTATATATTTTAACGCAATATTTTATTTTTTTGTTAGTGTTTGTTAAGATAAAATAGTTAAGTTTAAAGCTTGCGATTAAAGCTTGCGATTAAAGCTTGCGATTAAAGCTCTTGAACCAAATAATAACCATGGTAGCCAATTGCCGCCATTCCCAACAACAATAATATTTCAAAGAATTTTCTAGATGTTTCCAAACCTTGGAACCCAATGTATACTAACAAAGGTCCAATAATAAGGAAATGGATGTAATTAACCCATGCACTTTGACCTTGTTTGTATTTATTATAAGCTAAATACATATGATATATTGTGATGAAGGCGCCTAATACTAGCAAAAATGGAAACATTATTTTTGGCAATGTATCCCTTTGAATTCCTACATATAAAAAGAGAGGACCAACTAACAAAATGTGGAATAAATGGATTATGAAATATTTGTCGAAATTCATTATTATATTTTATAGGTATAATATTATATTTTATACAGGTATTTTTATACAGGTATTTTTATACAGGTATATTATAAAGGATATGGCATTCAAATATTCCAATGTTCAGCACAAACATCATGGTCCAAATAAAAAAACCCATAAGGTTCATATTGCTGGCAGCAAAGGATACAAATGTGTAGCACATTTTAGACACGGTAAAAAAACACATTATACAAGAAAGCAACTAACAAAAACGGAAATAAATATGATTGAAAAAGGGAAATTTGTTAAAGGACTATTTAAAGATTGCGACCCTAAAAAGTAAACAGTAAATTATTCGTCATCTTCTACTAAATTTGCTTCATCTCCCATTTCATTTGCTAAATCGTCGTCTTCTAAGTTTCCTATTTCATCTTCTATTTCATCTGCGTCTTCTTTTAAGTGGTCCAATGCACTCAATATAACCAATTCTTGTGATGTTAGTTTTTGAAATATGATAACATCATCCATTTTGAAATTATAATGCCGATGCATAAAATTCTTACACGTTATAAAGACGCCTTCGTCGGCTATTTTAATATCACAAACGATGCCACATTGGTTCAGTGGTAAATAATCCGGGTCTATAATTGGTATCCAACGCACAAATCCACCGTGCTTCAAATCCGTCAATTCATCCACATATTTGTAGCCCTTTAGCTTGCCCAAGTAGTCTAATGCTACCAGTTTATCTAATTTTAACTCTTGTATTATTTTCCAATTCATTTCTTTAATTTTTTCTGTTGTGAAATTAATGATACTTTCGTTTGAACTATTGTCGAGTGCTTTCTCGAGCTTGTCTATGTCTAATGTTTTATTCGTGTTGTTAGTCTTGTTGTTAGTCTTGTTGTTAGTCTTGTTTAATGTATTATAATTTGGGTTTTCATTCTTTTTATAAGAACTCATAATAATTTATATAATAAAATAAGTTTAAATATTTTATTATATTATATTCTATTCTAACACTATCCAAATGATTTGTCGTTTTTTAAAAAAAATATGTTGCTGTTTATATTTAGACCCAAATGATGAAGATGATGTCTACAATGCGTTACACAATGACACCTGTGTTAGAGTAACTGATGATCAAATACGAGGGGCTTCAGTTAATAGTTACAGTTTAAGTGACGACCCGAATGTTTCATATGACCAGATATATCATATATATTATCGGCAATAATGATTTTTACCAACTTTGCCCAAATGGTGACGCAAAAGCACCACCATCATTTGCCGCCATCGGTCCAGTATCAAATCCTTCCATTCCAGGAGTAGCCGCGCCAACTAGCTGTGTATTATCATTCTGATACATGCTGTTGAAATCTGGACTAGACTGTTGCGGCAATGAACTGATCGATGTTGTTCCCATACTTGAACCCATGGAATTAAGTGATTGGTTCATTGCGGTTTGCGGTTGCTGTTGCGAAATTGGCTGCGACACCTTGACATTGCCTTGACCCTTCTTGCCTTTCTTCTTTGTGTCTTGTGGACCATTCCAGAGTTCCGTAATTCGGTCAACAATAATACTCACCTTTTCACCCAATTTGGTCTGAAGACTTAATACAATTACAAGGAATGCTAAAATAATATTTGTAACACTAAAGTCGCTGTATTTTTCTCCACTGTGTGTCGGGATAAATGTTACCATTCGGTGAATAATGAGTATGCCTAGAAACATGACAATCACTTGGCCGATTACTTCTGCTAAAATTTCAGGGCTGCCTTTTGCGTCGTCGGCTTCCGGGACGTAATGTTGTATTAATTTATTCATGATTACAATCGGGACTAAGGCTAAAATCGCATATTGAACTATATTTGACATTTCTGATTTGGAGGTTTCGTCAAAATTAAACACGTGCTTGAAAAAACCCGGTTTCCCATTTGTTGACTTTGTTAATTCTTCTAAACTATCCATATTTCTTATATAGGGTATAATAAGAAATAAAAAACTTTAAACAAGTGTTTTCTTTGTTTTTACTTTGTTTTTTACTTTGTTTTTACTTTGTTTTTACTTTGTTTTTTACTTTGTTTTTACTTTGTTTTTACTTTATTATGAAAAAACAAGTTAAACAATATTTATTAAACTTATTTACAATGAGCGACCATTTGTTCGAAGAGAATATGCTTTTCTTAAGCGCAGCGGATACCAAAAACTTAAGCGCAAATGAAATAGTAGCAAAAGAAGAAGACCAGTATTTGAACTTAATCAAACAAATTCTTGATAAGGGCACTTGGGAGGAAGGGCGCAATGGGCGAACTAAGAGCATATTCGGCCACTCGATGCGTTTCTCTTTGGCTAACGGTAAGATCCCGATTTTGACCACCAAGAAGACCGCTTGGAAGACGTGTTTGAAAGAGCTATTATGGTTTATTAGTGGCAAAACAAACAATCAGTTGCTTTTGGACCAGGGTGTTCATATTTGGGACGGAAATGCATCTCGTGAATTTTTAGACAGTAGAGGATTAACCAATTTAAAAGAAAATGATTTAGGACCAATATACGGACATCAATGGCGACATTTTAATGCTAAATACAGTGATTGTAATACAGATTATAAAGATCAAGGTTTTGACCAATTAGATTATATAATAAAGTGTTTAAAAGACACTAAAGAAAGGAATTCTAGACGATTACTCATGTCTGCTTGGAACCCTTGCCAACTTGATGAAATGGCTTTGCCACCTTGTCATATTTTATGTCAATTCAATGTTACTGATGGCAATAAATTATCTTGTTCTCTTTATCAACGTAGTTGTGATTTAG